TACACCTATTCCTAAAACTGGGTGGATTGAGAGTGAGGTGACTGGACACCAGTTGAATGCCTATGCCTACACCAAGTACATCAATGAATGTCAGTTCAACATCTCTGGTTTGTACAATGTGGGCCTTCGATTCTTTACCGTCTATGGCCCGTGGGGTAGACCTGATATGGCGTTGTTCCAGTTTACTGATGCGATTGTTAAGGGTGAACCTATTGAGGCATACAACTACGGTAAGATGAAACGAGACTTTACCTATATTGGGGATATCATTGAGGGTATCAAACTTGCAATGTTCTCCAATACAGAAAACAATTCTATCTACAATATAGGTAGAGGTAAACAAGTTCAACTGATGCATTTTATTAAGTGTATAAGTAAGGAACTAGGAAAAGAGGCAGATGTAGTTCTCGCGCCTCGACATCCTGCTGACACTCTTGAAACATGGAGTAATACAACAAAAATTAGAGAACTAGGGTATGAACCCAAAGTGGATATTGAACAGGGTGTTGGTGCCTTTGTTCGATGGTACAAAGAATATTACGGAGTAAAATAATGGCCGATGATGGTATGAGAAATATGAATCCTGATGGAACTGTGCAGGAGGTGATGGGTAAACTAAAGATTGGTATTGTAGGCCATGGGTTTGTTGGTGGTGCAGTGGACTATGCATTTACTCACCCTGAGATCGAGAAGTTCTATGTTGACCCCAAGTACAACACAACTATTGATGATTTGATTGAATGGGCCCCACATGTTTCTTTCATATGTGCGCCTACACCTATGGCAGATAGTGGGTTCGTTGATGCCTCTATTGTAGAGGATGCTGCACTTAAACTTATCGAACATACTGAAGGTGGTGTTGTTATCAAGTCAACAATCACACCGGACATTGTTGATAGACTTTACAACTCACTGTTTGAGGATGATCTGAAACGATTGACTATCAACCCTGAGTTCTTGACTGAGTCGAATGCTAAGGAACAGTTCGTCAACGCTGAGTATCATGTTCTTGGTGGTCATCCTGATGCCTGTCAAGGTGTCGCACAGTTATATGATGTATACAGTCTATGTAACGCGACTGAATTTCTTTTCTGTTCAGGGCCCGAGGCGGCATATATTAAATATGGTGTGAACTCGTATCTTGCTATGAAAGTAACATTCTTCAATCAACTATATGATTCACTTCAGAACTTCGGTTGTAACTATCCTACGGTTGCCAAGGCAATTGGTCGTGATAAGAGGATCGGCATAGGTCACACTCGTGTTCCTGGCTACGATAGCAAACGTGGATTTGGTGGTGCGTGTTTCCCCAAGGATACGAAAGCGTTCACAATCTTCGATAAAGACTTGACATTGATTGATAAATGTGTTAAAATAAACAACGATTATCGCAAACAATATGACCTAGATGAAAGAGAGGAATCAAACAATGTCGATTATGGACAAACTGAAGAAAAACAGTAAGATTAAAACCACTGAGGTTTTGGATCGGAGTAAGTTTTTTACAGAACAAGATATGGTGCCAACCGATGTTCCAATGGTGAATGTCGCGTTGAGCGGAAGTATTGACGGTGGTGTCACGCCTGGCCTAACAGTTCTTGCTGGGCCTTCCAAGCACTTTAAGACGTCATTTGCCCTGCTAATGGCGGGTGCTTATTTGAAGGCTAAGAAAGATGCAGTTATGCTGTTTTATGATAGTGTGTTTGGTAGTCCCCAATCTTACTTTGAACAGTTTGGAATTGACACCAGCAGGGTGTTGCATACGCCCATTGCCAATGTCGAGGAACTCAAGATTGATCTAATCAATCAACTTGAAGAACTTGACCGGAGCGATGACGTTATTATCGTTATTGATTCGATTGGTAATCTCGCATCCAAGAAGGAATTGGAGGATGCACTCAACGAGAAGTCTGTGGCAGATATGTCCCGTGCTAAAGCGTTAAAGGGTTTGTTCAGAATGTGCACTCCGTACTTGACTATGAAGAACATTCCCATGCTTGCCGTCAACCACACTTATAAAGAAATCGGTCTCTTTCCCAAAGATATCGTAGGTGGAGGTACTGGTATTTACTACAGTGCTGATAACATCTGGATTCTAGGAAGACAACAAGACAAAGTCGGTACTGAGATCAAAGGGTATCACTTCGTCATCAATGTGGAGAAGTCTCGTTATGTTAAAGAGAAATCTAAGATCCCTATCTCAGTTTCTTGGGAAGGTGGTGTACAACGTTATTCTGGGCTTCTGGACGTTGCTCTTGTTGGTAACTATTGTACTAAACCTTCCAATGGTTGGTACGCTCGTGTTGATCGGAAAACTGGAGAGATACTTGAACCTAAAGTACGGTTAGCAGATACACTCAAAGAAGAGTTCTGGGCACCTATCTTTGCGGAGACAGACTTTGCTGATTTCTTGAAATCACAATACTCTATCGGTCTAGCACAAAAGGTTGATATGGAAGAAATTGCCAATGTCGAATGATATTGATGACATGCTCAGTGAACATGTCCACTATGAGATCATCCCTTCCGATGACATTCATGGTTGGAATATTAGACTACTGGAGGAGTACCCTGAAACGGTTATCTCCTTCGGTACCATTTCATTTGACGCGATTGATGAGGATGATGGACACATCACCTTCAACTTCACTATTGTTTCCACCCCAGACGCAGATTTAACAACAGAAGACTTGACATTTCAAGCATATGTTGGTAGAATACTGGGTGCGGTGATAGAACTGTCTATCACCGAAGGAACAATGATAGCACGGGATGAGAAGACAAATCAACTCCTTGCTACCGAAGATACATTAGAGGACTTACATGCAGAATATCAACTTGGAGCAGACGGTACTACGGAACCTTCTAACCAATGAACCCTATATGCGGAAGGTTCTTCCGTTCATAACACCCGACTACTTTGACGGGGTCTATAAAGGACTCTTCAAAGAAGTTACTAAGTTTGTCGCGAAGTACAACAAACTACCGAGTCTTGAAGCATTCAAGATTGAGATCGATGAGAATCAATCTCTGAGTGAAGATAACTATCGTGTTGCAGTAGATCTTCTGCCAAACATCTTTACAGCAGAACCTGAGAACCTTGAGTGGTTGGTTGAACGCACCGAGAAATGGTGTCAGGATCGTGCAGTCTACAATGCAGTCATGGAGTCTATCAATATCATTGATGGAAAACATGCGACCATGCAGAAGAATGCAATTCCTGATGTATTGAGTAAGGCACTGGGTGTGACCTTCGACACTAACATTGGTCACGACTATCTTGAGAATGTTGATAGTCGGTATGACTTCTATCATGAACAAGAAGAGAGAATACCATTTGACTTGGACTACTTTAACGAAATCACTAAAGGTGGTTTACCCAACAAGACGCTCAATATTGCACTGGCTGGTACTGGTGTCGGTAAGTCTCTGTTCATGTGTCATGTCGCTGCCGGTGCACTGAGTCAAGGACATAATGTACTCTACATCACTATGGAGATGGCTGAGGAACGTATCGCGGAACGTATCGACGCGAATCTATTGAACGTACCGATTGACCAGTTAGAGAACTTGTCCAGAGAAATGTTTACTGATAAGGTATCCCAGATCGCTGCGAAGACCCAAGGTAAACTGATCATCAAAGAGTATCCTACCGGACAGGCAAACACCAGTCACTTCCGTGCACTGTTGAATGAACTGAAACTGAAGAAGAACTTTGTGCCTCAGTTGATCTTTATTGACTATCTGAACATCTGTGCTTCGTCTCGTATGAAGGGTATGGGTGGTGCTATCAACTCTTACTCTTATATCAAGAGTATTGCAGAAGAGATGCGTGGTCTTGCTGTTGAGTTCAATCTGCCGATTATGTCTGCTACCCAGACTACTCGTGGTGGGTACAACAATGATGATGTCGGTCTGGAGGATACTTCAGAATCATTCGGTCTACCTGCAACGGCTGACCTGATGTTTGCCCTGATCTCTAACGACGAGTTGAACAGTTTAGGTAAGATCATGGTCAAGCAGTTGAAGAACCGATACAATGACCTGACACGACATAACCGATTCACAGTCAAGGTTGAACGCAGTAAGATGCGTCTGTCCGATGATGATGACGAGGAAATGATTCCGAATGATCAGGATAAGGGGTGGGATGACAAACCACTATTTGATCGTAGTCCATCAGGACAACGAGTCGCAGCAGAGAACCACAAGTTCCAAAACTTTAAGATGTAGATATGGATGATATTGTTTGGCCTATAGCAACCACTGTACTAATGTTCCTTTCCTTCTGGTTTGGTAAGTTCAAAGGGTTTGCTGATGGATGGGGTGTAGGGTATGATGAGGGTGCTGATGCAGTCACACCCGCTGTTGCCCGAGCGGTACTCCGATGGGTTCGTATAGATAAAGATGTAAACCTTAGTGATCCAGAGATTGATGAGGTCATACAGAATATCAATGTAGAAATAGAACCAGAGGATTAGATGACACATGTAAAGGAGATCTCCGCACCGTGGGACTTCTTAGGCCCAGTCAAGGAACTGTGTTTGAAGTGGGCAGAAGAAGTAGTAGCCTCCGACAATGCTCCTCATGCGTTTCTTAAACATAGACAACGTCCACATCATATCATCAACACTGCGAGTTGGGACGAGTGGCATAAAGTAGAAGAATACGCTGGTGTGCGTGAAGCACGTGAGATAAAACGTAGACAGATACTGATGCTCCGTGAGTATGGACTGGTGAATCGTATTGTGATTGAACAGTATGATTTACCCAAACAGATTGATAAATGGATTCAGGATGCCGTGTGGACACAGTTTGGTATCCCACATGAAGAGACTATGCCTATCCTACAGATCCAGAACGGGGGTGAACTTCTACATCCCCATCAGGGCCACGGAAGACAAGCAAGTATGTTCTGTCTATTGCGTGGCGAAGATGAGGTCACTAAGTGGTATGACCAGACAGGTGACTTCGAGCAGTTGGAGAAGTTCCGTATACCGGATCTGAACAAACTAGAAGTAAAGACCGAATACACGATGAAGGAAGATCAGTGGGTACTGTTCAACCACAAGGCGTGGCACTCGGTACACAGGAAATCCGATGTTGGTGTAAGAATCAACTTGGGTGTTGATTTCAAAACAATGAATATAAATGAAAGTGAGAGATATTTTAATGAGTGAAGTGAAACTTATCGCGTTAAGCAAGCCATCAATAATAACTGATTGTAATACAGCAGAAGAGTTGGTTGCCTATGCAGCACGGGTGAGTAACCCTGAGAATCAAAACAACACAAAGACTTCTCAAGGTCTGGTCAAATATCTGATCCGCGAGAATCATTGGTCACCATTTGAGATGGTGCATATGACGATGGAGATCAGGACTACACGTGATATCGCACGACAGATCATACGACACCGCTCGTTTGCATTCCAAGAGTTCTCTCAACGGTATGCAGTGCAGAATGAATATGAGTTGCGTGAGGCACGACTGCAAGACCCTAAGAACCGACAGAACTCTATTGATCTAGATCTAGATAATCTAGGTAAGGGTGGGGACAAAACAACTGATGAACGTCTGTATGAGAACTGGAATATGAAACAGGCAGAACTCATCAACAAGTCCAAAGAAGTATATAACTGGGCGTTGAATAATGGTATTGCCAAGGAACAGGCACGTGCAGTCCTACCCGAAGGTAATACCGAGTCTGTTCTTTATATGGCAGGATCATTACGTTCTTGGGTTCACTACTGTGACCTACGCATGGGGAACGGTACTCAGAAGGAACATATGATTGTTGCAAATCAGTGTTGGGATATCATTCGTGGTCACTTCCCGAATGTTGTAAAGGCATGTGAAGATGGCTGAGGTTCTAATTCGTAATAAGGATCTACTCAAGACCCTTGACGATACTCTGAATAAGTTCACTGAACACCAAGACCTATGTTTTGAGATGGCTGCCAACCTTCAACCAACCGTACCTGTAGAGGAGTGGGAGAAGTATTGCCAGTCAGAGTATCTGTACGAACTACTGGAAAACGATCTGGATCACATGGGGTTTCCTGAGAAGGCCTATGGGTTTCAGGTTGCCCCTGCCGCAGAAAAAAGACCAGAAATATTTGAACCCCTGAAGCAGTGGACGAAACACACTCTGCCCATGTTGTTTGGTGCAAGGTCTAACTCTTTGACATCTTTCTATCCACCCAATGGATTTGTAGGATGGCATACCAACTGGAATGCCCACGGGTATCAGATCATCATTACATGGAGTGAGACCGGAGACGGATACTTCTCTTACTATGATGCAGTGCATGATGAGATCATCACTGAACCTGATGTTGCGGGATGGCAAGCAAGGTGGTATCGGTTTGGTCGTAAGGATGAATTTGATCATCATTTCTGGCATACTGCGTGGACTAACTGCCCACGATTTACTCTGGCATTCAAGTTCCCTTATGGGGATATTGGTGGTGGAATATTCATAGAGGAATCTCAGGCACTTGATGCCATCCATGACTTTGTTGATGAGTTAGAAAGTTCTTGACAAGTACTGTGATTTTTGTTATAATACGTGAAAATATATTGGAGAACCCTTAGTGTACGAAGACATTGAATATAAATATAATGAAGACCGAGCAATAGACGATCTACAACGGTACATCGATGCTACATACGGACAACATTATTCCCAGAACAAGTTCCAAGCAACCGAGTTCATCATTGATGGTGGCCATGGTGATGGTTTCTGTATCGGTAACATCATGAAGTATGCACAACGGTACGGTAACAAGGACGGGTACAATCGTGCTGATCTGATGAAGGTGTTACACTATGCCATCATCCAGTTGCATGTACATGATGCCTACGGTAGAAACTAATGGAGTTTTTTGCGGGTGTCGCTGCCACATTCCTTTTACTGGTGATGTGTCTATTTCTATATGTTTCTGAACACATGCGGCAGGAACGCAAGGCGGGTAAACAAATCCCATTACCTTGGGAGAAACCGGATCGTAAACCATTTGATAAGTCTGACATCAAATACCGTGATGGAGACAATACCTAATGTGGCTTGAATATGTCTTTTGGATATTAGTCAATATACTCTTCGTGTATGGTGTATACAATTTTTACCTGTTTGGTATAGATGAGGGGTTCCAGAAGTTATTTCGACGTTTCAACCCCAAGAAGAAGAATGGCACAAATAGTGGTCAAAAATTCGGATAAAATGCTTGACATTCCTTGTGAAGCGTAGTATAATACTTGTATTGAAACTGAGAAAGGAAAACTCATGACTATATCGTATCGACCAGCAACTTTTAGTGAGGTGAATCAGACCTCTCTGCGTGGTGATATCTGTACCAGTTACGACGAGATCGTTGCTGTATTGGGTGAACCTCATTACACTGATCCAGATCCACATGCTAAGTGGAACTGTGAATGGATGATCATGACCGAAGACGGTACCCCGTTTACAATATACAACTGGAAGACTGGTGGTACACCCACCGAGAAAACCGATTGGCATATTGGTGGTCGTGATATGAATGCTGTATTTGCAGCGTATGAAGTACTTGGAATGGAGACATACTCTTATGAGTAAGATGAGTGAACTTGTTCTTGAGTGTCAGGAAGTGGCAGAACAAAACATTAACCAGACCCGTGAGGGTATGTTAGAGGTGGCTGAGAAAGTCTTTAGGGATAACTCCTTTAAGATTCGCACCACCGTCCAAGAGTGGCAAAAGATCCGCGATGATATGTGGCAGGTGTTCTAATGAAAAAGCAGAAGGTCAAACCTCGTTTCGCAAAGGAACTGTTTGATAACGATAGTCCCTATGGACATAAGGTTCAGAGGGATAGATCCAAGTATAAACGAAAAGACAAGTACCCCAAAGAGAGTTGGGATACTAGTCAGTTCTAAAGAAGTTCCTTATGATGATCCCCGCAATGTCACTTTTTTCATTTTGGACGGCGCGGGGATTCTCATGATGTTCTTTGTGAAATCCCTCCCCAAAGGTTATAATACCTAACCACCAATCACTGTGTGGTTCTCCTCCCCTATGCGAGTAACTAAACACAAGTGATCCTACCAACTTTGCCAGACCTGCTGGTGCCAACCACGCATAGACCAGTGCGAATGGATCTAGTGCATATAGTATCATCGCATATGTGAACATGATTGCCCAGTAGAACTTGACTTGCCATCTGTACCGATTTATCTTCAGTAGGTCTCGGACATACTTAAAGTTGATCTTTGCGAACACTTGCAAGAAGTATGCGTAGAAGTATCCCTTGTGAGTGGGAGAGTGTGGGTCTTTGTCGGTATCGGTGAACAAGTGATGTTCCCTATGATTGGCAACCCAGACAATCGCGGGGCCTACCATCATAATGTGTGCAAAGAACATCATGATTCCCTCAAACCACAGAGGTGCCTCAAAGACCTTGTGTGACAGATATCGGTGGTATCCCATAGTAATACCAAAGGTCATGATACAAAAATACATGACTCCGACAATCATCCACTGTACGGCATTCCCGTATAGTACCATAGGTATCAGACTAAAGATTGCGACAATCTGACCGATTAATAACTGTATGGGCAGGTTCATTGGTCTTTCCTAAAACTCCTGAATGGTCTGACTTTTCCGTTATAGAATAGCATCTTGTACCACGGGGTATCTCGTTTCATTCTAGGTAATGTGTATTCCCATTTAGTGCCTTCGGGTGAGACCCAGACAACATGATATCCCATCCATCGTTTGGATGCGTACCATTCTGCTCTACCTCTATGTTTGATCAGTTGCTCTAGAGTCCAGAAGTAGCAGTTGCTTTTATCCGTAAACAACCGTACAGGCCATGACCAGAAGAACACGACGAACAGGAATAGGGTGAATATCTTTCTAGTAATATTGTCCATTTAGATATTTATATGTATAAATACGGGTATGGAACAAGTATTCACCCTAATAGAAGAACTAGGGTTTCCTGTAGCATCCGCTTTGATTGGTGGATTCTTTATGTTTCTGACACTTAAATATATCATGGACGGTGTGATTGGTCAGGTGAGCTCAATCAAGGGTATTGTGGGAAGCCTAGACAATCGCGTCAAGACTATGAATCATGATATGGTTCGTATGGATACGACTCTTTGTGTTGTTTTGGGAATAAGACCAGACCTCAATCGTATCAGTCGCGCAGACGGTAAAGAAGATGCAAGGCGTGATTGATGGATATTGTAGACACAATCAAAGACTTTGGTTTTCCAGTGGTCGCTGCCGTGGGTATGTTGTACATGATCTACTTCGTGTGGAAGACTATCACCACAGAAGTAGAAAAGACTCTGGGTGAAACCTCCGCGACATTGATAGGTCTGATTGATCGTATCCGAATGCTAGATAATGATATCATTCGATTGCAGCAGAAACTAGATACTGCGATTGAGATGAAGAGAGTCAATGATGAGAAAAATGATGAATAAAGTTATGTTTGGTCTGCTGTGGATTGCTCCTTGGGCAATTGTATTGTATATTGTTTCCGCTCCGATTAGGGCCTATGGCGCACCTATCGAACACCAATTCAAATCCCCTTCATTCAGTGGTATAAATCAATCTAGTCACTATCTGACTATTGAGAACCAAGAATCCTCTCGCAAAGAAGCCATTGCAAAAGAACTTGAAGATTTACAGGATGAAATTGAAAGGGATGCAGAGAACACAACTCTAGCAAAGTTTATACGTAACGTAGAGAGTAGAATTTATTCTACCCTATCACGACAGATTGTTGATAGCATGTTCGGTGAGAACCCCAGTGATACTGGATCATTTAACATCGAAGGAACCGGAATAACATACGTCAAAGATGGCGATAATGTGGAGTTAACGATAACGGATGAAGACGGTAGTACGACTGTCATTACTATCCCTATTGGTGATTTTGGGATCTAGTTGTGCTAGTAGGAATTCTCAATTGGTTTTACCAAAACCAGAAGAACCTCAAGTACAACTAACATTACTTCAACAAGAGTTGAAGGATGTTGCAGCACCTAATCGAAAACCAACGGTAGCCGTTTATCAGTTTACCGACCAAACAGGACAGAAGAGACAGAACAGTAGTGGAGGGACTTCGTTTAGTTCCGCAGTGACCCAAGCGCCTTCGGTGTATCTGATTAGGGCGTTGAAACGTGCGAGTAATGGAGAGTTCTTTCGTGTGGTAGACCGTCAGGTGCTTGACCATGTAACGAGAGAACGACAACTGATTAGGCAGACACGACAATCCTACGAAGGAGAAGGATCAAAAAAATTACCAGCATTGACGTTCGCTGGTATGATTATTGCAGGTGGTATAGTAGGTTATGATACCTCTGTAGAAACGGGTGGTGCTGGTGCCAGATATCTTGGTATTGGCAGTTCCCGTGAATATAGTGTAGACACCGTGACCATTAACATGAGACTGGTGTCAGTATCGACTGGTGAAGTTTTACTTGATGTAATAACAAGTAAGACTATACTATCCACCGCTTCTAGTGGGGATGTGTTTAGATTTATAGAACAGGGTACAGAACTGATTGAAATAGAATCAGGAGTTACTCAAAACGAAAGTGTCTCTATTGCGACTCAACGTGCGATAGAGGCGGGTGTTCTGGAACTTATAATGCAGGGAAGCAATAAGAAGTACTGGACATTAACTGGAGAGAAGTAATGAACGTTAGGCATACTAAATTTGCCATGATGTTCGTAATCAGTTCTGTGGCTGCATCAGTATCCGCAGACAATGAAATATATATTGACCAGATAGGAGATGGTTCATCCATCGATATTGTACAGGATGGATCAGGTAATGTTATCGGTGGGTCTACGACAGACACCACCAAGATGGTGTTGGATGGCGTGGACATGAACTTCAGCGTCAATCAGACCGGAAGTAGCAATACCCTGATTGGTTCGGTCTTTGGTACATCGACTATTGATATTGATGTATCTGGATCGACAAACGACATTCTGTTTGATGTTGATAAGGATAATACGTATGGTGCGGCTGATGGTAACTACCTGATAAATATCACTGGAGGTAACAACGACTTAGACATCGATGTTGGTTCACTTGATACTGCGACAGATCTCGACTTTGACTTTGTCTTAGACGGGGATTTCAATACCGCTGACATAAATATTGATGCGTCTAGTCTCACATTTGACTTAGATGTTATTGGTGACAATAACACCTTACTTTACGATGCTAGTGGATATGATGGTCATAGTTTCATCATCAGTGGATCAGGCGACTATAACAACATACAGGTAAATCAGGAATCTACCTTACAGACGGACACACTGGAGATAGATTTTGATGGTTCGGGAACAAGCACAACTGATGCTACTATTTGTATCAGCCAGTCTGATTCCGGTCTCAACACTACATGCGAGTGATGTAGGAAACGTAGATCGTGCGGTAGGATGGAGAGAGATACTCAGAGATGAGGCCTCTATTCGTCCTACCACGGGTCAGGATGTAGTGTCTAAGGATGACCTTCGCACGGGTGAAGGTCGCCTTCAGGTGCGTTTTGTTGATGATTCTAAGTTAAGAATGACTGAACATACCCGTATCGTGATAGATAATGTGGTATTTGATGATGATCCCAGTAAATCAGACCTTGCCATGACCTTTGCACAGGGTACAGCAAGGTTCATATCCGGTGAACTGGGTAAGGTCAATAAAGAGAATGTACGCCTACGAACCCCTACCGCATCCATCGGTATTCGGGGAACAGACTTCACAGTAACCGTAGATGAACTAGGACAGACCCTCGTAGTCCTATTACCAGATATCAACGGAGTTTCGTCTGGTGAGATCATTGTATCTACTATGGCTGGTGAGGTTGTCTTAAACGAACCCTTCCAAGCAACCAACACTTATGTTGCCGAGGAACCACCAAGTAATCCTGCCATCCTAGATCTGACTCTGGACATGTTGAACAACATCATGATCATCAACCCACCCAAGAAGAAAGAAACTGAGGAAGAGTTATTACTATCGACCAACGCAAGTCGAAACATCAACCCCCTTGACATAGACTTCCTTGATCAAGACTTGTTAGCAAACGAAGATTTGGAACGAGACTATCTGGAGTTCACTGAGTTGGATATCAACTTCCTTGATGTTGAACTGCTGGAAGATTTACTTGATGCTTATAATAGTCTTGATGAGGAACTACTACAGGAACGACAAAGCACCGGAGAACTGTCTCTAGAGGGCACAGAGGAGGGCTTTGATACTGTTACTCAGTTTGCTACCATAGTAGAGGGTGACAAGGTCACGGTGGGACGAGCGGTCAATGACATCGCAGAGATCCGAGTAGACAAGGGTGCATCCACCCTTATAAATATGTCACAAGACGGTAAGCAACTTGACCCAGTCAAAGTAAATGGACAAGACACAGTGATAAACATAATACAATGAAGACATGGCATGTACTTGTTACTCTTATTGTAATGATGACAATAAGGTTATTAGACCCCTTTCTACTGGAGAGTGCAAGACTCTCTTTCTTTGACTCTATGCAACGGTCACAGGAGGTGTCCGTATCAGAACAGATTGTACTGGTAGATATAGATGAAAAGGCCCTAGACAAGCTGGGGCAGTATCCCATACCCCGTGAGACGCTTGGTCAGGAAATCGACAAGATGGGTGAGAGTCTGATCGGTATCAACATCTTGTTTTCGGAGGAAGACAGATGGGGTGGTGACGATGACTTTGCTGATATATTGTCATTCAAACAGTCTGTTGTTGCGATCACACCATCTAATCGGACGAAAACTGACTACAGACCACCACGGATAGGAGTTGCCGCTTTTGGTGACAAAGCGGTAGAATCTTTCCTCTTTCCTTCCGCTGGTATGTTATTCGCACAAGAGAAAATCCATAGTGCTGCGTGGGGTTATGGGACAATATCTTCGGCACAAGACATCGACGGTATTGTTCGGAGACAACCTTTACTGGTAAACTTTGATGACCGACTGTACCCTGCCTTTGCATTAGACATACTCAGGGTCGCGGCAGGAGACATATCCTACCAGATATCCACGGATGACTATGGTATTGAGTTTGTGCGTATCCCAGCCTTCAAGTCGGTTGTGACGGACAGTACTGGTAATGTCAATATCGCATACTGGAACAAGTTCAAGAGATACTCATTGGTTGATATGGATCAGATACCAGACGGGTCAATTGCAATATTAGGTGCTACCTTTGAAGGATCTAATGTGGTCTCTACACCGATGGGATCTATGTACCCCCATGACATTCAGGCAAACCTAATCAAGACTATGATCGATGGAGTGGTCATCAAGAGACCCGATGAATTTATTTTGTATGAGCTCTTGACAACTTTGGTTTTATGTGTTATACTCTTAGCTCTGCTCAAGGCGAGTACTATACCAGTATC